ACTATCGCCAGGCGTCAGCAGCAGCCCAGCAGGACAGGCTGTCGTTCAGGCGTAACCGAGCGCTGCGCAAGATGCGGCCACACTACTCGGCTGATCGTTTCTACGAGCTGACCAAGTCTGTGTCGCGCATGGAATTCCATGAGCTGATGCGCTGGCTGGACGAGGTCGAGGCGACATGGACATAAACGCGCTGCATGATCGTATCCTCGAGGCTGCCGAAACAGAGCGCCGGCTGCCGGCAGCCGTCCGCAGACAGAAGCTGGCGTCCTGGCCTGACTATCCCCTCGATTGGCATGGCTATGGCTGGACCCAGGTGGGTGAGGTCATGCTGCGCCCGACAGCGGACCAGATCAGCAACCTGGACTGGGTCATGGATCGGGTTCTAAGCCTCACTGAGCGCGATCGGAACATTGTCTGGGCCGCAGCACACTCCGCAGCCTTCCGCCAGCGTGGGCCGCGCTGGTCCAGAATAGGAAAAACCCTCGGGCTGGACCCGAGGGTTGTCAAAGATCGATACTGGTCAGCTCTTATCAGGCTGTACTATTCAGCGGACTAGCCGTGTCGTCAGCATGTCCCATTCGGTGCGGCGCAGCTTGAATTTCTGCCAGGTCATCGGCTTCACGATGCGGACCCATTTGTGGCCCACGACAGCCCATACCAGGTGTTCGCCACAGATCGGTGCCTTCGTGGCTGTGTAGCCAAGACAGGCGCTGAACAGCCTGGCAGTGCGCCAGGTTTTGCCTTTTGGGCGTGGGGTTCTAGCTCTAGGCATTGCCAGCCTCCCATGGTGCGTAGGTTGTGATTTGCATCTTGCCTTCCAGGTACTCGATCAGGTAGTCGGCGTACCGGACCAGGAAGGGGTGGCCATCGAACTCGAAGCTGTCCTGGTCAGCAGCTTCAGCTTCGTTGCGTGCCTGGCGAAAGCGCTCGAGCCGCGCCAGGTCAAAGGTCATTGTTGGGTTTGCCATTGCTTAACACCTCTTTTGTTGTTGGCCCCACGATCATAGCAGAGTGACAGTATCTGTCAATAGTGTTGACTGCTGTTGTCATTGTCGCGAAATCTGATATTCTGTCTGTAGGGTCGGCCAATGCCGTCCTAGCGCAGGTCAGAGACACTAGTGTTCCGAGGGGCTAAGTCAGTTTGCCCACATGGTGTCGGTGCGCATCCGTCTCTGAGCTGTGCGGTTTTCCTCCATTCCTGTGGGGCCAGGTATGCAATATGCCTGGCCCCATCTTTGTGAGAGCCATGGCAAAGCGTGTGAACAAGACAAACATGAAGGTCATCTGCGATCGACTGGCCACAGGCGACAGCCTGACCACGATCTGCCAGGACCCTGACCTGCCGAGCTACCGGAGCGTGACCAGGGCGGTTCTCGAGGACGAGGAGCTGTACGAGCTGTACAGGCGCGCCAGGCTATTGCAGGCGGAATACTACAGCGACCACATCAATGACCTGGCTCGAGCCCCGCTGCCGCAGGTGGACGATCCGCGTATGCTCAATGCAGAGGTGCAGCGCAGACGCCTTGAGGTCGATACGCTCAAGTTCACCATGGGCAAGCTACAGCCCTGGGGCTTGCGTGACCGGAAGGAAGATGCACCGGCACAGCAGGCGATCACGATTAGCTGGGCTGATGGACAGGCTGTGGTTGCTGAGTGATGCCCATATATCAAGGCCCTGTGTGGCCGAGGTTCGCGCGCGAGGCCAGACCGGCAGGGCCATCACCAGAAGTGAAGGCGGCGTCGGGGCTGTGATCCGCAGTGAGCCTAGGATAGGGAATGTCTAGCCGCTGCGCTGTACTATGCTTGTACTATCCTGACAGGGGCAGGGGTCCAGAAATCTAGGGCCCAGGACCCCACCCTCCGATCGATGCGCGCCGGCCTCTATATGCGTAAATACCTAGGCAAGGGACCGTACTGACATGAACATCGTCATCCCCTACGCGCCTCGGCCTCTCCAGGCCCAGCTTCACAACGAGCTGCAAGAGAAGCGCTGGGGCGTAGTGGTCTGCCACCGCAGGTTTGGCAAGACGGTTATGTCTGTGAACCACATCCTGCGGGACGCCATCCTGAACGACAGGCCCAATCCGCGGTATGCCTACATGGCACCGACCTACCGCCAGGCTAAGAGCGTGGCGTGGGATTACTTGAAAGAATTTGCCGGCTCGATACCTGGCGTGAAATTTCATGAAACCGAGCTGCGGTGTGATCTGCCGACTGGTGCCAGGATCAGCCTGCTAGGGGCTGAGAACCCTGACAGTCTGCGGGGCATCTACTTGGATGGCTGTGTCATGGACGAGGTCGCGGACATGCCGGAGAGTGTGTTTCCCGAGATCATCCGCCCCGCCCTGTCAGATAGACGGGGGTGGTGTGTTTTTGTTGGGACCCCTCGAGGCCATAATAATTTTTATGATTTGTACGAGCAGGCGGCTGCTAACGACGACTGGGTAGCCACGGTGTATCGAGCCAGCGAGACGGGCATCCTACCTCCTGACGAGCTGGAAGCTGCCAGGCTGATGATGACGCCGGATCAGTTCGAGCAGGAATTCGAGTGTAGCTGGGTGGCGAATGTCCCTGGCTCGATCTATGGCAAGGAGATGCAGACGGCGCTTGAAGAGGGTCGGATCACGAATGTGCCGTATGACCCTGCTGCGAAGGTAATGACCTTCTGGGACCTGGGCGTGGGCGATAGCACGGCAATCTGGTTTGTGCAGACAGGTGGGTCTGCGGGGAGAGGTGTGCATGTCATCGATTACTATGAGGCGCGTGGCGAGGGTCTTCCGCACTATTGTCAGATACTATCAGCTAAGGGCTACCTTTACGGCGATCATTATGCGCCGCACGACATCGAGGTTCGTGAACTCGGTTCTGGAAAAAGTCGGCGCGAGATTGCGTGGGATTTGGGACTGAATTTTCGGGTTCTGCCGAAGCTGCCGCTGGAGGATGGTATCCATGCTGGCCAGATGCTGATCCCTCGCTGCCACTTTGATCGGGACAAATGCAAGGCCGGCCTCGAGGCCCTACGGCAGTATCACAGGGCGTACAACGAAAAGAACAGATCGTTCCGCACCTCGCCAGTCCATGACTGGTCGTCACATGCGGCTGATGCCTGGAGGTACTGCGCTATCGGCATTCGTGAAGGCGGTGCTGAGAAGAGGCCGACGCAGCAGCGCGCGGTGACTGACTATGATCCTTTTGCAGCAATGAGTGCGTGATATGCCAGGTCATTACGGAATGTCATTTGAGCGTGGGCGCGGCAGCCCTAGCAGCCGCCAGCGCGTCACCGATACACCAAACACTAGGTCGCCGCGTGAGCGCGCAGCAGAGCGCAGCCGCACCAGGGACGATGGCACCAGGTCCGCTAATCAGCAAAACGACAGCTCGGCAGCAGCAGCAATCAGGAATATCCAGCAGCGCCAGGAGAACGACCCGCTGCGCAACTTTCCATCGGTTTTGACCGGCATCGGATCAGCTTTGCGCCAGCGTATGATCTCACTGCTCGAGCAAGGCGGTGAGGCCGTCTATGACCCGAGCGGCAGAATGGTGATAGGCGTATATAGTGATGGCCCGATCGCAGGATCGCGCGTCTATACTGGCAGGCCAATGCTCGATCCCGACCGCAACAGCGATCCCGAGGAACGCGCTGCAAGGCCGCCAGCAGCCTCGTCAGGCGATCAACAATCGGCAGCTACCAACACAGCCGTCGATTCTGCATCGGCGTCAGTGGACGCTCCTGCGCCGCCTGGAGACAGTCCTGTGGATACATCTACAGAAGAGGCGGCTGATGCGCGGCGCGCTCGAGGCCGGCAGACAACGGTTGCCACATCGCCTCGAGGATTGCTGACGCCGGCCAGGACCAGGCGGCGTTCTCTGATGGCAGGGCTGATCCGATGAGGGGGCCAAAGCCGATGAACATGGCCGGCATGATGGGCCAGATGTCGCCGCAGCCGATGAACGGTCTGTCTATGTCGATGAATGTCAATCCGCTCGAGCGGCTGTTGCAACGCAGCGCCGGCCGGTCCCAGGGTCGATCGATGGCGGGTGTGAAAATGAAAAAGCCAAGACGGTCAGCAATGAATGGTGGGATGACATATGGCTAAGATACCGCCGCAGATAGCCGCGCTCGATCGTCGGTTCAAAACGCTGATGAAGCAGCGCGCCAACTGGGAGAGCCACTGGCAGCAGCTCGGTGACTACATGCTGCCCAGGAAGGCAGACATCACCAAGAAGCGCACCCAGGGCGACAAGCGCACCGAGCTGATCTACGACGGCACGGCTGTCCACGCTGTCGAGCTGCTGGCCGCCAGTCTGCACGGCATGCTGACCAGCCCCAGCGTTCCATGGTTCTCCCTGCGCTATCGCGATCCAATGCTGCAAGAGAACGATGCTGCGAATGAATGGCTCGAGGATGCGCAGCATCAGATGTACATGGCCTTCAACAGGTCCAACTTTCAGCAAGAAATACATGAGCTGTATTTTGACCTGGTGGTGTTTGGCACCGGCGCGATGTTTGTCGAGGGATCGGGCGACGACCTGCGGTTCTCCACCAGGCACATTGCCGAGGTCTACATCT